GAGGTGGCTGTATGTCTTTCACGTGTTTATCAGCGTGGCTTTACTGTAGACATGGATAAGCTGGACGAGGTGCGTCAAGAGTTTGAACAGGAGAAGCGTCAACTTATTGACGATCTAAATACTCATGTTCGTAGGCTCATGGGTGATACGCCTATAAACCTTAACAGTCCAGAGCAACTGTCTTGGGTTATATACAGTCGTAAGGTATTGGACAAGCCCTATTGGGGCAACGCCATTGACCCTTACATGGATGAACAAGACTTTCGTAGCCTCGTTGCGGCAGGTACAGAACGTGTATACAAAACCAAAGCTAGTCAATGCAAGGAGTGCTATGGCAGTGGTCAGGTTAGAAAGGTCAGGAAAGATGGAACCCCGTACTCAAGAACTAATAAGTGTCCTACTTGTTCTGGTGATGGTTATCTTCTTACACACAGCCAAACGCTGGCTGGTCTGAAGTTCAAGCCACCGTCAGCTAAGTGGGCTAGTGCCAATGGCTTTAGCACAAGCAAGTCTAATCTTGAACTGCTAGAGAATACAGCTAAGTCTAAGGGCATGACAGATGCGGTTGACTTCCTATCCAAAGTACGCAGACTATCCGCTGTGGATACATATCTGTCGTCCTTTGTAGAGGGGATCAGCCTACACACAAAGCCTGACAATAGGCTGCACGTGCGTTTATTACAGCACCGTACAGCTACTGGCAGGTTTAGTGGTGCAGACCCTAATATGCAGAACATGCCACGTGGTGGTACGTTCCCTGTTAAAAAGGTGTTTGTGTCACGATTTGACAATGGTAAGATAATGGAAGCAGACTTTGCACAGCTAGAGTTTCGCACCGCTGCTTACCTATCACAAGATGGAGTTGCAATTGAAGAAGTTTCTACTGGATTTGATGTACACTCATACACCGCTAAAGTTATTACCGATGCTGGTCAGCCTACGAGTAGACAGGATGCGAAAGCGCATACATTTGCGCCACTCTACGGGGCCACTGGGTTCGGAAGGACGCAAGCAGAAGCCTCTTACTACCACCACTTCACAAAGAAGTACACGGGAGTTGCCGCTTGGCACTCCAAGTTGGCTAAAGAAGCTATCGCAACGCAGAAGATAGCTACACCATCTGGCAGGGAGTTTGCATTCCCTGATGTAGTGCGTAAGCATACAGGTAGAGTGTCACACTTTACACAGATCAAGAACTACCCTGTGCAGTCATTTGCTACGGCAGACATTGTGCCACTAGCTTTGTTGCACATAGAAAAACTACTTGACGGTATGCAATCATGTGTGGTAAATACTGTACATGATTCAATCGTCATTGACGTTCACCCAGATGAGGAGAGGAGATGTATTGATGTAATACAAGAGACTAACAGAGTATTGCCTGACTTGATTACCATACGTTGGGGGTTGGTATTCAATGTTCCACTAGAACTAGAGGCAAAAATCGGCCCCAACTGGCTTGACACTAAGGACGTGTCGTGATATAACTATGCATTCAAACTCAAAAGAAGGAGTATAAAATATGGAACTTACAACTATCAATACCGCTAACTATGCGGAAATGGCTAAAGCTATGGGCATCGCCCATGAAGGAATCGGTGAGCGTAAACAGGCAAGCACTCTTGCACGTCTGCGTATCAATCACTCACCTATTATCGGTACGGAAAAGGTACTGGTTAAAGGTGGAACCTATAAGCTGGAGATACCAGACGGTCCTACCTACTACGCTGAATCTGTAAAGATTCGCCCGTATGTACAACGCTTCATGTATAAGCGTTTTATTCGTGGTGATGCAGGTTCATCTAATCGCTACGTTAAGACTGTCATGGCTGATAATCTTAACATCGACTTGAAAGATAACGATGGTGGATTCAACTGTGGTAAACCTGCTGGCTTTATCAAGGATTGGTCTGCAGTTCCTGATAAGATGAAGGAACTCATTAAGTCTATCAAGCGTGTACGTGTAGTGCTTGGTATGGTTGAACTGGTCAACGCAACAGATGAGAATGGGGAGTCTGTCGATGTAGACGACACAGCATTCATCTGGGAAGTTGAGAACCGTGATGCATTCAAGATTGTTGGTGAGGTCTTTACTCGCTTGGCAAAGATGAAGCGTCTACCTGTGCAGCATATTATCACAGCTACATCAGAGGAGCGTAAGATTCCTACAGGTGCTGTGTTCTATCTGCCAACAGTAAGCCTTGATACTACCGTTAGCCTTGACCTCACTGAGAAAGAGCAGACTATGTTTGCTGACTTCATGCAGTGGGTGCAGAACTACAACGAGTATATCATCAATGCGTATGCAGAGAAAGCTAACCATATCGAAGATGATATGGAAGTTGATCTGGATTCCATTATGGATATCGAAGTAGAAGAAGTAGCGTAATGAACCATCCTGCTGAACTGGCGTTGCACCAGTATATGTCTAATGCTGCTAATGGTAATTCCACCATGTCGGAAGAGACAGTTCTTCAAGTAGCTAATGATATTGCGGATGCATTAAGACGCCAGTTCGGTGGGGGCAATAAGCGTGACGAGTTTAGGCTACGCATGTCAAATGTAGGTAGGCCAACTTGTCAACTCTGGTTCCAAAAGAATCAGCCAGAGAAAGCGTTGCCCTTACCGAATACATTCGTAATGAACATGATGCTAGGTGATATCGTAGAGGCTGTGTTCAAAGGACTATTGAAAGAAGCTGGAGTAGATTATGAAGACAATAAAGAAGTTACTCTTGAGGTTGATGATGCTACATCCATTAACGGCACATATGATATTGTTATTGATGGTGCTGTTGATGATATCAAGTCAGCTTCTAGCTGGTCCTATCGAAACAAGTTTGACAGCTACGAAACACTAGCTAGTCACGATAGCTTTGGGTATGTAGGTCAGCTTGCTGGCTATGCCAAGGCATCAGGCAAACGTGTTGGTGGATGGTGGGTAGTAAACAAAGCCAATGGTGAGTTTAAATATGTACCAGCCACAGGTCTTGATTTGGATAAAGAGATATCCAATATTAAGGAAACAGCACAGGCAGTCAAAGATAATACATTTAAGCGTTGCTTTGATGCTGTGCCTGAAAAGTTCAGAGGTAAGGAGACAGGTAATACAGTGCTTAATGAGAACTGTATATTCTGCTCCTATCGCTTTGCTTGCTGGCCTACATTGGAGGAAAGACCAGCCGTGAAGTCACAAGCTAAAGAACCCAAGATTGTTCCTTACGTTACACTAGCAAAGGAATATAAAGACTTAGACTTCTGGCGTGGAAGAGCATCCTAGTGCCTAACGCAAAACAATTTAGAGCAGCACGGAAGTACGGCTATCGTAGTGGGCTTGAGTTAAAACTAGCAGAGTATCTGAAGGAACTTGCTATCAAGTACGACTACGAATGTATGAAGATAGAGTGGGAAGACCTAGCCTATCGTACATATACGCCAGATTTCGTGCTGTTTAATGGCATCATAATAGAAACGAAAGGCATGTTTACTGCTGCTGATAGGCGTAAACACCTTGCTATTAAGAAGCAACACCCTAGATTAGACATACGCTTTGTGTTTGAAAACAGTAGGCGTAAGCTACGCAAAGGTGCTAAGTCCTCTTATGCAGAGTGGTGTATAAGATATGGGTTCCTATACTATGACAGGATCATACCAGAGGATTGGCTAAAAGAGAAAGGTAAGAATAGACACAGAAAGTTTATTAAATTCACAGGAAGTAAGGTAAAAAGGAGATGAGTATGCACAACGATGATACATATTATAATGATGAGGACTATGTAATAAGAGTGCGCCCCGGCTATGAAATAGAAGCACGTGCAGACGGAAACAAAGAAGCCGTGTGGACGGGGGAGATTGACATCTCTATTATTGCAGGGCCAGACAACCCATTAGACGATGAGTCTTATTCGCAGGTTATGCACTTTGTACGTATGATGTGCGCTACAGTTCCCATAATGGAACAGAGTAAAGAACTGCGAGATATGGTGCATGACTATGTTATGAAAGACCTTGACAGAGAGATACAAGAATCGTATGATGAGTCTTCTGTCGTGGTTAAACATGAAGATGGTAATGTAATACGACTTGACTTTACATCTAGGACAAAAGGGAGTGCGTAACATGAGACATGAAGAATACATGAGACAAGCTATGAAAGCGGATGAGGCTGGCGCACCATTTAAAATTAAAGATGAACTTGGTGGCGTTCCCTCTATGGTAGACAACCCACCACATTATAATCAGTCAGGCATTGAGTGCATTACTGCCATCCAAGCTGCACTTGGTCCTAACTTTAAATACTACTTGCAGGGCAACATTATGAAATATCTGTGGCGATTTGATTACAAGGGTAAGCCACTTGAAGACTTGCAAAAAGCACAGTGGTATTTAAATACACTACTAGAAGATGTGGCAGCGAGTGATGAGAGTTAAAGTATTCATTACTCTTGACATAGATGAAGAAGAATACCCCATACCTGCGGATGGGCAGGTTGGAGAGGAGATTGAAGATGGCATACGTGAATACTTCTATGATGTTAACGGTGCTGACATTAGAACAATAAGAACTATAACGGAGTAATGGATATGAACAATTACCTACCAACAGATTACCAAAACTTCATTGCGCTATCACGGTATGCACGATGGAAAGAAGACGAACAACGCCGTGAAACATGGACAGAAACGGTAGAACGATACTTTGACTATATGGAAGATCATTTAGCAAACGTATGTAACTATGCTATGCCTGAAGACTTACGTGCAGAACTAGAAGAGGCTGTACTAAATCAAGACATCATGCCTAGCATGAGAGCATTGATGACTGCTGGCCCTGCACTAGATCGTTGTCACGTGGGTGCATACAACTGTTCTTACTTGCCTGTAGACAGCCCTAGAGCCTTTGATGAGACTATGTACATCTTAATGTGTGGCACTGGTGTAGGCTTCTCTGTGGAGCGTGAAAACGTGGATAAGCTACCCATAGTTAATGAGGTAATGCACGACACAGATACAGTAATCAAGGTAGGTGACAGCCGCCCCGGTTGGTCAAAGTCTCTGCGTGAATTAATATCTTTGCTATATGCTGGTCAGATACCCAAGTGGGATGTATCCGATGTACGTCCTGCAGGTGCAAGACTAAAAACATTTGGTGGTCGTGCTAGTGGCCCAGCACCATTAGAGGAACTGTTTGAGTTTGTCATAGCTAAGTTCAAGTCTGCTGCAGGTCGTAGACTGTGGCCTGTTGAGTGTCACGATATCATGTGCAAGATTGGTGAGGTTGTAGTTGTTGGCGGTGTACGCCGTTCTGCTCTTATCAGCCTGTCTAATCTTGGTGATGACCAGATGGCACATGCCAAGTCAGGTCAGTGGTGGGATACAGAACCACAACGCTCGTTGGCTAATAACTCTGTAGCCTACAAAGGCAAGCCAGAGATGGGTACATTTATGCGTGAGTGGGTAGCATTATACGAATCCAAGTCGGGTGAGCGTGGTATCTTCAATCGTGAGGCAGCTAAGACACAGGCAGCTAAGAATGGTAGACGTGACGTGGAATATAGTTTTGGTTGTAATCCTTGCAGTGAAATTATATTACGTCCATACCAGTTCTGTAATCTGTCAGAGGTAGTGGCACGTGCCAGTGATACGCAGCAAACGCTACGTGAAAAGGTACGCCTTGCTACAATCTTGGGTACATTCCAATCCACACTAACTGACTTTAAATACCTGCGTAATATATGGAAGAAAAACACAGAGGAAGAGCGTTTACTAGGTGTATCACTTACAGGTATCATGGACAATGATTTGCTTAGTGGTACATCAGCCCATCTTGGAAAGAACATTGGTCAGACGTTAGAGACATTGCGTGACACGGCGGTAGAGACTAATGCTGCTATGGCTGAACAGCTTGGTATTCCACAGTCAACAGCTATTACTTGTGTCAAGCCTAGCGGCACAGTGTCACAACTTGTAGACAGTGCCAGTGGTATTCACGCAAGGCACAACCCACACTACATTCGCACTGTACGTGGTGACAACAAAGACCCACTCACACAGTTTATGATGAGTGCAGGAGTGCCAGCAGAACCAGATGTTACGAAGCCAGAGTCTACGACAGTGTTTAGCTTTCCAATGGCGTCACCACGTGGGGCAGTCACACGTACAATACTGTCGGCTATTGAACAGCTTGAGTTGTGGCTTACCTATCAGCGTTATTGGTGCGAACACAAGCCTAGCGTAACAATTTCAGTGAAGGAAAATGAATGGATGGAAGTGGGTGCATGGGTGTACAAACACTTTGATGAAGTGTCAGGCATTAGCTTCCTACCATTTAGTGACCACACGTATAAGCAAGCACCATATCAAGACTGTACAGAGGACGAGTATGATGCTATGGTATCAAAGATGCCAAAGTCTATTGATTGGACATGGCTACAAGACTACGAGAAAGAAGACACAACAACAGGAGGACGTGAATTAGCATGTACAGCAGATGCTTGTGAGATAGTGGACTTGAACGCAGCATGATTGAAGGAGTAGACATGCCTACATGGTGGCAGTGGTGGCTGATAATAGTCATCACTGTCAACACTGTAATAAATGCAATTGTGTTTTTCAAACACAGGTTTAAATCAAAACACTCTAAACCCATAGTAAAACATGGATTTACACACTTACATCCATCTGGAAAAACGTATTACAAACGTGATGAAAGGAGTTGACACATGAGAGAACAAATGATAGAAGTACTAAGACAACATGCACGAGCAAATGTATCTTTGCATATTGCTAATATAGAATGTTACTTGCGTAATCCTGCAGGTATTGGAGAGCATTCGGATATAATGGAGGCAATGCAAGGTGAACTGGATAAAGTTGCTATGCATGAAGATAGGCTTGACATACTGAATAATTATTTCAATGAGTAAGGAGTTGGTATGGAAACGGGGTAAGGATTACTTAATTGCTAATCCACCCCGCAAGTCTGAACAGTGGGAAGAGTGGCTAAAAGAAAAGGAGAAGCGCAATGGCAAAAAAGAAAACAAGTGAAGATAAGCAGGTAGTTAATATTGATGGTGAGGATTATGCATGGGATGATTTGACTGATCTACAAAAGTATATGCTTGAACAAGTATTAGACTTAAAAGGCAGGATAAAAACTGCTAGAATGCACCTAGATCAACTTAAAGTTGCCAGCGCAGAGTTTGGCAGGAACCTTTCAGAGTCTGTAAAAAAGGGAGAGTAACCATGTTTGTAGATAGTCTTAAACCAAACTACACAAGAGAAGAGGCCGTGTTTGAAGACGGTGATTGGTGGTACAAAAGTCCATCAGGATATCGTCAACGTGTGGCTACCCACGCAGCCAAAAACAAGAACAGAATGTTTGTTAATGGTAAATACATACCTAAGTCAGACCCTCTGTGGAAACCGGGCAATTGGAAAACATGGACTCATGTACACTCTCTTGAGAAGTTAGAGAGTACAGATTCGGGGGTAGCTGGTTACGTTTATGTAATAGTAAACGAGGCTTGGCCTGAGTGGGTAAAGATTGGCTGCGCTAAAGACGCTGATGATCGTCTAAATAGCTACCAAACCTACTCACCGTTTCGTGACTACTCTATTGTTGCTAGAATCAAAACAGACAACAGGCACACGGAAGAAAAGGAAATGCACAAAGCCTTTACTCACTTTGCAAAGGAGCGAAAGAACGAGTGGTTTAAGATTGATAGGGTAACAGCGATTAAGATATTTAACTACAAGCTAAAGGAGAAAGAAGATGAGGCGTAATGGCCTGAGTAAATATGATGCTCCACTTAGAGTGCAATATGAGTGGGGCTATCAAGACTTCTTTAATTGGGCAGAGTCTGTTGAGAATAACAGGATAAAGCCCAAGGTAGAAAGGAAGCTGCACTCTAACACGATGCAGTTTCGTGAGTGGCAAAGAGGGTGGAATGATGCCTACTATGCCAACCTAAAGAGAGTGCAACGCAATGAACAAGCTAGAGCAAGAAGCTAAACAATGGATGAAGGAGAAACAGATGAGTAGTATTACAGGCACACAGTATCAAGAACAAGCGTGTAGCACTGCCATCTTCCCAAAGGAAAAGGCCACAGAGTATTTGACTCTGGGCCTGACGGGAGAAGCGGGAGAGATTGCTAACAAGGTAAAGAAGTTTATACGTGATGGCGCACCACCAGATGAGTATGAAGCCAAGAGAATACAGATTGGCTACGAGATTGGTGATGTTATGTGGTACTGCGCTGTGCTTGCAGCAGAGATGGGGATGGACTTAGGACATGTTATGGAAAACAATCTACGTAAATTGGCTGATCGCAAAGCTAGGGGTGCTTTGTCTGGCTCTGGTGACAACCGCTAAATATGTTATAGGTGGTGCTATATGCCTGTGGTTGATATACATCGTAGGCATGGCACTGACTAATACTATATGTGATTGTGTCAGAGATTTTAATGGTTGGTGGGAGTTAGAATACTGGATAAAAAAAGAAGGGGCTTAGTTGCCCCTTTTTTACATAGCCTCTATTTTACTCAATGCTTTTCCTAAATTCGTAGCAAAGAGTATATGATTATAGTCAGGGTCTTCCTCTTGCATTTCTATAACAGTTTTACCAAACTCTCTTTCGTAATACTCATTTGCTAGTCTAGTTTGATCGTCTGTTAATTTAGCAAATTGCGCTCTGTCAAATACTGTATATGGTTTACCTTCATTTCGTGCTTGTATTTCAGCTATGGCCTTGGCCTGTTTACGCAGCACAGAAATTCTAGCCTTCAGTGCTGACCTTTGACCTGCTGGGCTTTTGTTTTGATACTCTTCACTTGTAATATACTTATCCAATTGATTCTCTAGCATGGGTCCAAG